ATACAAAAAAAGTCTCCTTTCTATATACTCGGCGAATAAGCCTGTAAGTAAATTATAGCACAAGGAGATTGAAAATATATAAGTATGTTAAGGGGTGAGACAATGAAAGATTATTATATTAAAGCTGATGAAATTAGCTCCATATTAGACCGGAAGATATGTACCGGCTACAAGATAATACGAGAGTTAAATGCAGAGTTGCAGGCCAAAGGGTATAGGACTGTACAGGCTAGAGTGCCTAGGGAGTATTTTTATGAAAGATATGGGATAAGTGAGAGGTGAGGGGTGATTGATGGTGAAGGCTATAGATGATTTCCTAGGTGCTATCTGGTATGCAGGCCTTATAGGTTTTGAGTATATCAAGATGGCTTGGTGTAAGTGGCAGAATATTTAATTTAAGTAAAGGAAGGTAAGATTATGAACTGTGAAAAGGAAATGAAAGATTTATTGGGAGCTTTGGGTGAATTTGTAAAGGCTGCAAATAAAAATTATGAAAATGTAATTGTTGAAGCAAAAGAAAAGGGCGAACCAGAAGAGATTCTAAATATAGTAGAGGCTTGTGTTAGCACTCTTGCAGAGGTAGGAATACCCCTTATAAAAGAAGGTTTTGTCGATATGCGAAAAGGTGTAAAAGGCGTAAGGGATAAACTCACTGAAGCTATTGAACTGCTAGATGCAATTAAATATGAAGATTAGGGAGGGTGATTAAATTGAGAGATGAAGACTACTTAGATTACCAAGAGTATCTAAAGTCAGATGATTATCTTGGGTGGCAATACGAAGAAAGCGACGACTAATAAAATCAGTCAATCGCTTTAAAAGAAATTAGTTAAGTTAACTAGCTTAATTATATCAGAAATGTTAAGGAGAATCAAATGGATAAGTTGATATTTAGACCAAGAAAAAAGATAAAAGACAGTTGTTCGAGGACAATTAGAATCAGTGAAGAGTCTATGGAAATCATAGAAAGCATAGCAGAAGCTACTGACTTAAATAAACACACTGTGATTAATAGGATGATAGATTTTGCAAACCAACATGTGGTGATAGAAGATGTTTATGATGGTTATGAGAGGTAGAACAGATGGAACAAATAAAAATAAATAAACTAGAAATAGAAAATGTCAAGAGAGTTAAGGCAGTGAGATTAAAACCTTCTGATACTGGCCTAACAATTATAGGTGGCAATAACAATCAGGGGAAAACTTCGGTGTTAGATGCAATTACTTGGGCTCTAGGTGGGAATCGATATAAACCATCAAATGCCACAAGGGAAGGGTCCGTGATTCCACCTAATCTTAAAATTACCATGAGTAATGGTCTTGTGGTTGAAAGGAAAGGTAAAAATTCAGACTTAAAAGTCATAGATCCTAGAGGTGAAAAAGCAGGGCAGCAGCTACTAGATAGTTTTGTAGAAGAGCTGGCCTTAAACCTTCCAAAGTTTATGAATCAAACAAGTAAAGAAAAGGCAACTACATTGCTACAGATTATAGGTGTAGGCGATAAGCTAGCAGAGTTAGAAGGAAAAGAAAGAGAAGTATATAACCAGAGGCACGCAATAGGTCAGATAGCAGACCAAAAAGAGAAGTATGCTAAGGAACAAATATATTATCCAGATGTCCCTGATGAAATAATTTCAGCCAGTGATTTGATTAAAAAGCAGCAAGAGATACTTGCTAAGAATGGTCAGAATCAAACGCACAGAAGAAACCTTAGGGAGCTAGAAACTAACCAGCTATTAGATCAGGAAAAGTATGACCAAATTGCTGCTAAAATTGAAGAATTGCTAAATGAAAAAAGTAAGCTTGGAAGCCGTATCAATACCAGGGCTGAACAAATTGAGCTTGCTAAGAAAACTGTAGAAGAATTGCAAGATGAATCTACTGCAGAACTTGAAGCAAGCATAGAGAATATAGAGCAGACTAATGAAAAGATTAGAGCGAATTTATCTAAGGAAAAAGCTGAAGAAGATGCCCAGGAATATAGAGATCAGTACAGTAGATTAACTACAGAAATCACTAATCTAAGAGAGCAAAAAAGAGAGTTGCTTGATAACGCAAACTTACCACTAGAAGGCTTATCTGTGGAAGATAGAGAGCTTATTTATAAGGGATTTAAATGGGATTCTATGAGTGGTGCAGACCAGCTAAAAGTATCAACAGCCATTGTAAGAAAGCTAAATCCTAAGTGTGGTTTTGTATTAATGGATAAGCTTGAGCAGATGGATCTAGACACATTAAAAGACTTTGGAAGTTGGCTCGAAAAAGAAGGTCTTCAGGTAATAGCTACTAGAGTTTCTAAGGGTGATGAATGCAGCATAATCATAGAAGATGGATATGTAGTTGGTCAAGAAAATGAAGAAATAGAAGAAGAAAAGCCAAAATGGAAGGCAGGTGAATTCTAATGATACCAGGTATATCAAGTGGAAAAGTTGAAAAGGCACAAAGAGTTGTTATATATGGCACAGAAGGAATTGGAAAATCAACATTTGCTTCCCAATTTCCTTCAACAATATTCATAGACGTTGAAGAAGGAACAAACGATCTAGACGTTACCAGAACTCCAACACCTACCAGCTATGCAATGCTAAAAGATATGATAGCAAGAATAAAAACTGCAAGACCTATGACATTTAGAACGCTTGTCATAGATACAGCAGACTGGACCGAAAGGCTAATAAGTAAATATATATGCGATAAATTTCAGATAGATGGAATAGAAGGTCTGGGCTGGGGCAAGGGCTACACTTACTTAGAAGAAGAGTTTGGACGCTTTTTAAATAGCTTACAAGAGTTTATTGATTTAGGAATAAATGTTGTTATATGTGCGCATGCTAAGATTAATAAATTTGAACAACCAGACGAGCTGGGCGCCTATGACAGATGGGAATTAAAACTACAAAAGAAGACAGCCCCACTATTAAAAGAATGGGCAGATATGATACTTTTTGCTAACTATGAAACTCATGTTGTAAATGTTGATAACCAGGGGGCAGTTAAGGGCAAGAATAAGGCCCAGGGCGGCAGGAGAGTTATGTATACAACTCACACGCCTTCATGGGATGCTAAGAATAGAAAAGGCCTAGCAGACAAACTGGACTTTGATTACAAGGAAATAGCGCATATATTTGAAAAAGACTATAGGGTAGCATCAATAATGGCTCCTAAGGAATCTAAAAAAGAAAATCCTGTGGCAAATAAACCTAAGGTTGATGAAACTGCATTAAAACCAACAGAAGAAACAAATACAGAAAATAAAACAGAACAAATAAGTTTCGTAGAATCTAACCAAGCTACACCATTTAGTGAAGAAACAAAAGAAGAAATAAGACAAGATCCTGTAAGGTTGGTTAGTAATAAAGAATTAAATGACCTTATGGTGGCTAATAATGTGACTATTGAGCAGATACAAAATGTTGTATCAAGTAGAGGATATTATCCGGCTGGTACACCTATAGAAAATTATGACGAAGGTTTTGTTCAGGGTGTTTTAGTTGGAGCGTGGGAACAAGTATATACAATGATTAAAGGGGGAATGTAAAAATGGCAAATATTAAACTAGATGATTTACAGGGTGGAGTTTTAGCAGAACAGGTTAATTATGAACTACAGAGGGTTTTTGATAACATTAAGGACCCTAATGTAGACGAAGGAAAGACTAGGCAGATAACAATAACACTTAAATTTAAGCCTACAAAAACAGAGGGAATGGTGGAATTTACGCCATCAATTAAAACTACACTTGCACCACCAACATCAGAACCTACTATGATGATTGTTGAAAAGGACTTCCATAGTGGCAAGGTTGTTGCAAAAGAATATAACAACCAGGTGAAAGGACAGGTCAGTATGAATGAAATCTTAAATACTACTGAAAAAGAAAATAAAAAAGTTGTAGACTTATTAGCTAAATAATTGAAAGAGAGGATAAAGAAATGATGGAAAATTTAAAAGAAGCACTAGAGTATATGGTTGAATTAGGTGAAGACAGAGTAGATGTCATAGAAGTTGATGGAGTTTATTACACAAATAAGTCCTTAAGCAGAATAGATGAAAATGTAGATCTTGACTGCTTACATATTTCAACATTGAGTGGATTGGTAGACTACATAAAATCTAATGTGGATAAAGAGCATTTAGAAAACTTATTAGTTGTTGTAAAGTCGCCTACTGAAATATCAGTAGAAAGAGGGTTAGATATTGATGGTAAGAGAAGAAAAGTTGCATTTGCAAGGGCTTTAACTCCTAGAATAAATTTTGACTACTACCATGACACAGAGTCTTTTAACATACTTTTACAGAGTACATTTGTTGAAAATGTGCATAGAGAAGTATTGCTAAAAGTAGTTGGAAATATAAAAGAAGAAACTATTCAGAGCATTGGTGATGATGGAATCAGTCAGGCTGCAACAATTAAGACAGGTGTAGCAACTGTAGAAGATGTTAAAATCCCTAATCCAGTAGTCCTTGTTCCAAGAAGAACTTTTGTTGAAGTTGAACAGCCAGAGAGCCAGTTTGTGTTTAGAATGCAGTCAGGCCCAACTTGTGCTTTATTTGAGGCAGATGGTGGAGCTTGGAGAAATGAAGCAATGCTAAATATCAAGAAGTATTTAGAAATAAACTTAAAAGATATCGACGGAGTAACAATTATATCATAGTAGTTCAGTGAGGGGACTAGTTCCCCTCAAAAAAAAATACAGACAAGATAAGGAGAAGATAATGGCAGATTTAATGAATGAAAGAGAATTAGGATGGGATGACGAGATAAGCAAAGAAGGTCCCGAGTTTGTACTCCTACCTGTGGGAGATTATGATTTTGAAGTAGTTTCTTTTGAAAGAGCTAGACATAATGGCAGCGAAAAAATGCCACCATGTAACAAGGCAATTCTTAAAATAAAAATAGAGATACCAGAAGGTGTAAATATTATTCAGCATAACCTACTACTACACCAGAGGACAGAAGGCTTTCTATCTGAATTCTTTACATCAATAGGGCAAAAGAAAAAAGGCCAGCCTCTTAAGATGAACTGGAATCTAGTTATTGGAGCTAAGGGAAGGTGTAAGGTTGGAGTTAGAGACTGGATTTCTAACAATGGAGATCCAATGCAATCAAATGAGATTAAGAAGTTCTATGAGCCTAAAGAAGATGCTGCACCAACGTTTACACCAGGAGCGTTTTAGTTATGAAACTAAGACCATATCAAGAAGAATCTAAAAGTGCAGTATTAAATGAATGGAATCAGGGAGTGCTTAAGACACTCCTTGTTTTACCAACAGGGTGTGGAAAGACAATAGTTTTTAGCAAGATCATAGAAGATAGAGTGAAAAATGGTGATAGGGTTTTAGTATTAGCTCATAGGGGAGAACTTTTAGAACAGGCAGCAGATAAGCTAGATAAAGCAACTGGCCTTAGATGTGCAGTTGAAAAAGCAGAAAATACTTGTCTGGGTAGCTTTTATAGAATAACAGTTGGGTCAGCTCAATCTTTGATGAGGGAAAAAAGGCTTAACAAATTTGATAAAGACTATTTTAACACAATAGTTATAGATGAAGCCCATCACTGCATATCAGACGGCTATCAGAGGGTCTTGAGTTACTTTGATAAAGCAAAAGTATTGGGCGTTACAGCAACGCCTGACAGAGGCGATATGAAGAACCTAGGCTCATACTTTGAAAGTCTGGCTTATGAGTATACATTACCTAAAGCTATTAAGGAAGGTTACTTGTCACCTATAAAGGCTTTAACTATTCCACTTAAACTTGATTTGACTGGAGTAAGTCAACAAGCTGGTGACTTTAAGGCAAGTGAAATTGGAACTGCACTTGATCCATATCTAGAGCAGATAGCAGATGAAATGCTAAAGTATTGTAAGGATAGAAAAACGGTTGTGTTTTTACCACTAATTAAAACATCTCAAAAGTTTACAAGAATACTTCAAGAAAAAGGATTTAAGGCAGCAGAAGTCAATGGAGATTCAGACAACAGGGCCCAGGTCTTGGAAGATTTTGAGAATGACAGATACAATGTTCTTTGTAACTCAATGTTACTGACTGAGGGCTGGGATTGTCCATCTGTAGATTGTGTAATTGTTTTAAGGCCAACTAAGGTTAGATCATTATATAGTCAGATGGTAGGTCGTGGAACAAGGTTACACCCAGGAAAAGAAAATTTATTGGTACTTGACTTTTTGTGGCATACAGAAAAACACGAGCTGTGCCATCCTGCTTCTTTGATAGCACAAAATGAAGAAGTTGCTAAGGCTATGACTAAAATTATTGAAGAGTCTGGCTGCCCTGAAGATATTATGGAAGTTGAAAAGATGGGTGAAGAAGAAGTAATACTGCAAAGAGAAGAAGCCCTAGCTAAGCAGCTTGAAGAAATGAGAAAACGTAAGAGGAAATTAGTAGATCCTCTACAATTTGAAATGTCTATACAAGCAGAAGATTTATCAAGTTATGTGCCGGCCTTTGGCTGGGAAATGAGTCCGCCTTCTAATAAGCAGGTGAAGACTCTTGAAAAGCTTGGAATAATGCCTGATGAAATAGATAATGCAGGTAAGGCCAAGTTACTTCTTGACAGGTTATCTGCAAGAAGAGATGCGGGCCTTACAACACCTAAACAGATTAGGTTTTTAGAACAAAGAGGATTTAAAAATGTAGGTACATGGGAATTTGACAGTGCTAGAAAATTAATTGATAGAATTGCAGGTAATGGGTGGAAAATACCTAGAGATATTTCCCCTAAAGATTATAAGCCTGTTAGAAGTGAGGTAGGAAATGAGGCAGTACCATTCTAATTTATTAGACTTAATTGAATATATAAGACCTGATGAACTAACTTATCAAGAATGGGTTAATGTAGGCATGGCCTTGAAAGAAGAAGGATATGCAGCCTCAGACTGGGATAAGTGGAGTAAAGCAGATAGTAGATATAAAATAGGAGAGTGTTTTACTAAGTGGACTAGCTTTAACGGAACCAGAACGCCCGTTACTGGTGGCACTATTTATCAAATGGCAGTTGATAGGGGTTATATTCCTATGAAATCAGGTGGACACGAACT